ATGATACGATCAGTAAAATAAAGAAAACGTTTAGATCATATAACTGGCTCACTGGTGCAAGAACATAATGGAAGCTGATCCCCGAGCTTTAAATAACCAGGAACTCTTTAAGCGCTGGCGTGACTCACGTAACAGTTGGGATACGGAAGCACGTAAAGATATTGATTTTTACCTTGGTAATCATTTTTCATCAGGTGAGTCTGATGAATTGCAGTCACGCAATCAGGCTGACATTCCAATGGACAGGGTTTCTCCTGCCGTTGAAAAGATGAAATCCTTTATGACTGCACGTCCGCCAGTATTCACTGCACTCCCACGTGAGGACAGTGACGATAAAATGGCAAAAGTTTGGCAAACAATGCTTGGCTCAGTGTGGGAGCACTCTGATGGTGACACACACGTTAAGCAGGCAATACATGATTTCTCAACAGTAGGTATTGGTTATATCTACTGTTATATAGATCGAGAAGCAGACATGGGTAGGGGTGACGTTCGGTTTACTCATATCAATCCTTTCAGGGTTTACGTTCCCCCGTCTTCAAGAGATAGGTGGTTTTCCGACGCTGACGGAGTTATCCTGTCAACTATCCTAACAGGCGAACAGCTCGTTAACCTCTACCCCGAAATTGGACCGCAGATTGATGAAGAAACTGGTGAGATGGTTCTGGAATAGTAGAAGAACTATCTAATTACAGTGAAGAAGATTATCCTGATGCACAAAATAAACTAAGCCGTAAGGTATTTACACCAGCAGAAATTTCTGATATTGACTACTGGCGTGAAAATAAGTATCAGGTTCTGGAGCGTTTTTATAAAGTTAAGGTTCCTTTTTACAGACTTATTGATGCACAGTCAGGTGAGGAATCAATATTAACTGAAGAAGAATTTGCTATTGTTGCTGAAGAGTACGCAAACGACATCGAGATGGGCAGGCTTTCATATGAAGTTTTTATGCAGACCAGAGTTGGAGTTACAGCAACGTGCGCAGAAATAGTGCTGGATGAATATATATTAAATATAAATCAGTATCCTATCATACCCTTCCCCAATAATTGGACTGAGACACCGTATCCACGCTCTGATGTATCACGTGCTATCCCAATGCAGAGACTGCTAAACAAATTATGGAGCCTTGCCCTTTCTCATGCACAGGCGTCAGCTGGGCTGAAACTGTTAGTTCCAGTTGGCAGTGCTATCAATGGCGTTGAACAGCTCGAACGTGACTGGGCTAATCCAAATGCTGTCATTGAAGTTGACAGCTCACAGGGTGAGCCGCACTATCCTGCACCTACACCGCTTGCTTCAGAGTTTTATAAATTGATACAGCAGTGTGAATTTTATATTGATTTTGTTTTTGGAATACCTGAGCTGATGCACGGCGTTGCAGATAAAGCACCTGATACGTTCAAGGGTACACAGCAGATGATTGCTCTTGGATCAGAGCGAAGTAAAGCTAAATTACGTGACGTAGAACACAGTATTGTAAAACTTGGACGTGTATTGTATGCACTTTGTAAGCAACAGTATACGTACAAAAAGTATTTTAGAACGGCGCAGGCTAACAACGATTTAAACGAAGTTACGGTAAATTTTTATGATGATGTCACGCAAACAATCCTTGACATCCAGAAGGATAAGAACAATATTGAACAGCATGATATACGTATTGTTCCCGGTTCTACGTTGCCTACTTCCAAATATGCTGAACTTAATGTATATTTGGAAGCCTATCAATTAGGCATAGTAGATAAACTTGAGGTTCTTAAGAAGAATCCCGAGATATTTGATAAAGAAGGTATATTGAGAAGATTTGGTGAAATTGAACAGTTGCAGGGTGCTAATGCACAACTGCAACAAGAAGTAAAGAATTTGCAGGGTGATCTGCAAACTGCCCGCAGGGAGTCCGTNGCTGATCGCAAACGTGTTGAGGTTCAGAAATTTAAATCTCGACTTGACAGCGTGACTTCGGACGCCAAGGCTGATAAAAGAATAAGTGCCAATCAATTAACAAATAAGGTGATGCTCGAATCCGAGAGATTGCAAAGCGCTATCGCACAACAGAGAGATGCTCTGATCGGTGGTGAAAGCAGTCCCGCTATGGAAGAAATCGGGACATCTTAGAAAGGAATAATAATGGCAAAAGCTGAAGCACAAGCTGTAGAAGAACAGCAACCTGATCAAGGTCAAGAGCTTTCTGNAGAACAGGAAGTTCAAGAAACGCAGGAGATGCAACAGGATGAAACTGTTGAAGCAAGTACGCAAGAGGATGAAGTAAGAAAGTGGCAATCTATGTATGATAAAGCGCAAGCTGANAATACTAAGATGCAAACTGCTCTTACTGATTATTTAANTTCTCAGCAACAGACTCAACAGCAACCCCAACAGCAGGCTCCTCAAATTACCGAAGATGAGTTNAACCCTTGGGATGCTTACTATAAGCCCGAATCACCGTCATATAAAATGCGAGTACATAGCGAATCTAATCTTGTTCATTCAGTATTGGATAATGAGATNCAGCGCTTGGAAGGCAATATGGCGATGAGTAATACGAGGAATGAGCTACGTCAATCGCATAATATGAACGACAATGATATCAATGAATTCATGGATTTCATTTCCCAGCCTAAAGACAGTGTTCCTGTGAGTTCACTGGTTAAGCTGTGGCGTGATACAAACGGTCGTAATGATAGAGCGNCTAACGTTGCTATTCCGCAAACGAAACAACAGGCACCACGTACAGCTGGGACACAGAATAATCAGGGTCCNGCACGTAAATCCGACNAATCTAAGGCATGGGAGAACATTCTGAATGCGTCTTCNATTACAGGTAGATTGCCCTAACGGGATTTTAAAATCGGTGGTTCCTTTTTTCGTTTAATTGAAAATGAAAACAAATAAGTATGGAGGTTTACTATGGCAGTAAATCAAGGACAATTAAAGGTAACTGATGTTGTTCAAGCTGCGTCTAATTCTCATGCTTCGGCTCATGGAACCACGCCTGATANTAGGCGATTATANAATTTTGGAGATCGGGTAGCAGAACTTGCNCCCGAAGAATCACCATTTTTTGTATATCTGTCTAAGGTTAGCAAGGTTCCTACAGATGATCCCGTTTTCCGATTCTTAGAAGATAGAAGCAAAACCGATTGGTCTGACAGGTCTTTCCTAATTGCAGGCACGGCACCCGGTACTATTGTAGCGGGTACATCATACAGTTTTGAAGCTGATTGTGATAACGTACAGGCAGGTGGAGATTCAACTGGTCTATATGCACCACTTTTCATTATTAAGGGAATGGTGTTTGCTGTAAATACACTAACTGGAGCTACGAATGATTTTTCGCAGGCTATTGTTAGAGTAGAGACAGCTCCTGTTGAATCAGGCACTGGTGGCTCTGATGGACTTGTTTCCTTTACTGGAAAAGTTCTGTCGCTTGCTAATGGCGTAAGCGGATATAATTCCGTTGCCGCTAATGATAAGTGTATGATAATCGGTACTTCTTTTGATGAAGGTTCTGGATCACCCGACGTATGGAGTGGTGAGATTGATGATGATTTTGGATATACTCAAATATTCAAAACAGCAGCTGAAATGTCAAATACTGCGATTGCTACAAAGTATCGTGGTTATGAAGATGAATGGTCACGTATCTGGGCTCTTAAGCTCAGAGAACATAAGGTTGATATTGAAAGAGCTATGCTCTTTAGTCAACGTTCGAGGCAGGGAAGTTCACAGCTAACAGATGGAATTGTTGGACAGATCGTAAGAACTGTTACGCCTACAGATGGTGGAAGCAATTTCTCTTATTCAAGAGGTGGTAGTTACTTTAAAACGTCTACTACGTCTGAGTTAACATATGATGTGTTACTTAGCGATCTTGAAGTTGTGTTTGACCCGGCACGTGGCGGAAGCTCTCAAAAGTTATGCTTGGCAGGTCTTCCTGTGGTATCTTTTCTAAACAAACTTGGCTCTGCTGGGTTTTTATATAATAGTACTACAGCAAGTAGAGTTCAGGCTAATTTTGAATTAGAGCCGAGACAGAGTGCTTTTGGTCATAAGATCATGGAACTTGATACCATTCATGGTTCTCTTGCAATT